TCTCAAAGTTGTACACCGGCAAAGCGATGGCGAACTTCAGGTCGATGCCCGTGCCGCCCATCTTTTCGCGCACCACGTAGTCGCCCAGTTCGGCGTTGATGTCCTCGGTGGTGGGCTCGTAGTCAAACCTGAATGGCTTGTTGGAGCCGTCGGGGGCTTGCCCCCAGCACTCAAAGAACTCCAGCGGCTCGTCGGACAGCAGTGCAAAACGCACGGAGCCGCCGTCGGCCAGTTTGTTCAACTGCAGGTAGCCGCCTTGGGCGCTGTTGCTGCTGATTGCCGCCGTGGCGGCCTTGCTCAGAAATCCCATTTGGATGTTTGCGTGTGTTTGTGCCAGTGGCACCCGATCAATGTAGCACAGCTTGACGGGGCCGCTAGGCTAAAAAAATGCCCCCCAGTGTGGACTGGGAGGCAATGAAAACCCACTACTGTGTGAGCTTAACACATGTCTCGTGAGACGCAAGAACTGCTGGCTTTTGTGCGCCAGCTGCCCGCTGGGATCGCCTTCTGCCCTATCTACGCCAAGGATCAGAAGCTCAACAGCGGCAAAGTCTCCAAGGGCAAAACGCCCCTTGAACTCTCGCACCACCAGTTCATGGGGCCCGCTGATGTGGCCCTTCACATTGAGCGCCAGCCCAAGGTGTTTCGGGCTGTGGGGGCCTTCACCGGCCCACGCTCGGGGGGTCTCGTCATTCTCGATGTAGACGCAAACCTCTCCAAGCTCCAGCGCAAGTGGGGCGACACGCTTGAGGGGGCTCCCTGCGTCACCAGCACCAAGGCCAATGCGGCCAAATACCTGTTCCGAATCCCCGAGGCGATGTGGGGTGAGGTCAAGGGGTTTGGCTTAAGCGACACCAGAGCGGGCTATGAGGTCCTGTGGGGCCGTCAAGGGGTGCTTTTCGGGTCCTACCCCGGATCGAGCGACGGAAGGGCCTCTGAGGGCTTCTACGGCATCACTGGTGACCTCGACATCATCCCCGAGGCTCCAGCGTGGCTCGTTGCTGAAATGCGCCAGCACGCTGCTCAGGAAATTCAAGATTCCGGCTTCATCAAAAATCGCAAGGCCCTTGATTTCTCGGACCGTGACCCGGCTGAGATTCAAGAGATCATTCAGGCCGCTCTTCGCACCATCCCGCCTCAAGGCATCGGCAGCCGGGACCACTGGATCAAGGTGGGCATGGCGATCCATTCGGAGATGCCTGATGACCATGGCCTCACCCTTTGGTCGGCTTGGTCGGCAGAAGATCCTGAATACGCCGATGAATGGACCAAGTCCAACCCCTGTGAGGAGGTCTGGAAGTCATTCCGCAAAGGCTCCGTAACCCTCGGCACCCTCTTCTACCTCGCGGATCGGCAGATGCCTGGGCGGCTATGGCTGCCTGAAGAACTCCGCAAGGTCGTCGCTGATGTGGAGGCTCGCTCCAGCATTGAAAACCTCCCGGCCTTCACGGAGATGATCCGTGATGTCAAAAAAGCGCTCCAGCTGGAAAACCCCGCTGAGCAGAAGTACGAGCTGCACAAGATCGCCGTTAAATCTCGGATGCGTGATGCCTTTGAGCTGGAAAAGATGTACGTCGATCAGATGCAGTTCGAGTCCCAGTCCGAAACCATGGACATCTCGCAGCTGCTGGCGACTGACTTCAAACGCTCCTACCTCATCCCGGATCTGCTGCCCGACCCTTCCGTGATCCTCATTTACGGGGCTGGAGGCGATGGCAAGTCCATGACCGCTTGGACCATCGCTAAGCACATCGCCACTGGAACTCCGTTCGTCATTCGGGGCCAGCACGTTCCAGTGCAGCAGGGGCCCGTGCTCATCCTCAACGGGGATCAACCCCTCGTGCAGATCCAAGAGCAGCTCCAGGAAATTGACATGCCGGCGAATGCTCCCATCACCATTCGCACTGACTGGTCCCTGCAGGCTTACGCACGCTTCCAGAAACTCATGCAGCGGCTCCAGCCGAAGCTCGTGGTGATCGATTCCCTCATCGGCTGCTCCGGTGGGCGGGCCTTTGACGAAAACAAGTCCGACTTCGCCACTCCCCTCTACTGGCTCACCCGCAACAACGGCGTTCTCTTCCCAGCCGCAACCATCCTCATCATTCACCACGCCAATAAAACCGGCGGCTTTAGGGGCACCAGCGCAATCCGGGATGCCGTAGACGAGACCTGGAGCCTCAAGCGGCCTAACGACAAGGAGCTGGAGCGCACCGGACGCAATAGCCGCATCGTCACCATCGAGAAATCACGCTCAGGTCGTGGGGGCACCACCCTCCTCCTACGCCAGGAGGCTGACCTCAGCTTCACGCTGGCGGATTGGACCCAAGAGCTAGATGCCGCTGAGACCACGCCCTCCGGGATCATCGACAGGGTGCTCCAGCGCCTCAGGGTGGCTTACCCCCAAGGGAAGACCCGCCAGCAGCTTTGTGAAGACCCCCTTTGTGGTGGGAGCGTGGCCGCAATCCGTAAATCGCTCCAGCGCTTGGAAAAGCGGGGGCTCATCGAAATTGCTGGCACCACCCCCTCTAACGGCACCAAGCCGCTCAACCTCTACAAGGCTGTTATCTCTCTCTCGCGGGGAGAGGTAGTAAGTGTGTGTCCTATTAGTGATAAAACCAGTGATAGCAATGGATCTGGGGTGGGACAACCTGATGGGACAGGGGGTAGTTGTCCCAATAGTGAGGGTGTGGGACAGGTAGAGGCTTGTCCCACTGTTTGTCCCACGTCAGAACCCTTGCAGGAACAGGAAAAAGAGGCTTGGGACACCTCTGAGGAATATCCCCACGCGCGCGTGCGCGAGGAACGCTCTGGTGAGGAGCTGGATGCCCTGTTCAAGGCGGCGGACTGGGATTGATGGCACATCCCGATCAGCAAGCCTTCTGCCTGGGGCTCCAGCAGCGGTTTCCGGCGTTCTTTACTGGCACCCGCGTACTGGAGATTGGCTCCCTCAACCTCAACGGCTCCGTGCGGCCCCTCTTCACCGACTGCGACTACACCGGCATTGACCTTGGGGAGGGTCCAGGTGTGGATCTCATCTGCGACGGGGCGGACTATGACGCTCCAGCTGGCTCATTTGACGTGGTGCTTAGCACTGAGGCGTTTGAGCACACGCCCCGGTGGCTGGAGGTGTTTCAGAACATGACGCGGCTGGTGCGGCCTGAGGGGCTCGTCTTTATGACCTGTGCCAGCACGGGGCGGCCGGAACACGGCACCAGCCGCACCGAAAGCTGGGCCTCACCATTCACCCATGACCACTACGCCAACATCGCCTATGAAGAATTCCTACAGCTCGTGCAGCCCGGCTACGCATTCTCCGCTTGGGATTTGCAGTACAACCCCGACTTCTGTGACCTCTACTTCTGGGGGGTTAAAGCCTGATGCCTGCGCTTTTTAGAACCCCTAGCCTTTTTCTGGGCGCTGCCCGCATTCTTGCCTGGTTCTTTTGGAGGGATGTTCCAGTGACCAAGCCCCAGGCTCGCCACCCCCGTCGGCCCATCCTCCAGTACGTCCAAACCGAAGTGCCGGAGGACGTTTTGGCCGTGCTGCGGTTCAGCTACTTCAAGCAGGGGGTGGCCCGCAAGGTCGAGGAGTATCGCCTCATGGAGGACGAGGACTGCACCGAACTCCTGCGCTACGTCGTGGACCATGCACTGGAGCAGGGGGCCGACGTGTCGCTTCTCGCTGACTATGACCCCGAGGAAATTGGGCTGGAGTACCTCAAGGCGGGTTGACAGCTGGGGGCTTATGTACTACAAAAGACGGGTCGCCTCTACCTGGCCATGCCGATCGACACCCACACACCCGTACCAAACGACAACCTCTCCAAGTGGTTTTTCGCTGTGCAACATGCACAGTTCATGCTCCAGCAGCGCATCGTCCAATCTCAGTTGGAGGACCGCGATGCTTCTTATGACATGCGCCAGCTTGATACCCTCAATGATCTGGCTATGTTTTTTTCAATGAGCTGGAACGCTTGGATGGATCAACTGGAAGATGCGGCCGGGGGGCCCATGGACATTTCTGCACGAGCGCGGGAATGCATGTCCGTGGAGGGCACCAGCCATGAGTGATGTCCTTGAAATTCACGAGCTGACGTTTGATGGACCTGACCTTCTGGTGGTTGAAGCCCTTGTGGATCAGATGGTCATTACCCGGTCTCAGTCGCAGCTGGAGCCGGCGGAGTGGGGGCCCGCTGTGTGCCGAGGCTCCATGCACTTTTGTGTTGAAGATTTGATGCCCCCAACTGATGCCGAGCTTCGCAAGATGCTCAGTGATCGTGTTGATGACTGGGCTCTCGTCGATCAAAGCGACTTCTATGAATGACCCCGAGTTTCGTATCATCGTGACCGACAATGTGAACCACCCCAGCCACTACACGGCTGGAAAACAGGAGGTCATTGATGTACTAGAGGATTGGGTGCAACATGCACCTGATCCGGTGCTGGGGGGCCTGCAGT